CATCCGTCTGCCGTAACTTGTTCTCTACGCTTGCTACCCAAATGTCAGTATGGAAGTTATTACGACATACTTCTGTACCCCAGTACTGTAATACCCATCTAGGTGTAATGTTCATGCCTAGACGTTTACTCCACCATTCATCACGTTGTTCACGCCAGGCCCTACTTGTTTTAGTAGAGCCTTCTAAGTATTCTCTGTTCCAACCAAAAATTGCGGCTACTGCATCTTTTAATGAAGCCGCATAACTCATACGTTTAAATCCGTGAAATGTACAAAGATAGTCAGCAATAGTATCTTTGCCGCTACCGATCAATCCTGTAACTCCTATAATCATAAAAAAACTCCCGTAGTACATATTATACTACAGGAGTCTTATTAAGTAAAGAGTTATTTTACCCTTGTATCCAAGTCAACGGTTGACTATAATCTACATAGCGTTTCAACTCATCGATAAGGGCTTCTTGAAGTGCTTTAGATTCTGCTTTCATAGCGGTTCCATTCAACGTTGTTCCACCACCCGGTCCAGCAATCGTTCCAAACTTCTCACGTGCCTCACCAATAATTCCCTTTAATACGGCGTATATAAAATCACCGATCCAAACACCTGCACCCGGGTCTTGCAACAATACTTCTTCGGTACGTTGTACATCTGCCCAGACAAGGACACGTTCACCTGATGCCTTAGGGTCACGTACAATACGCAATACTTTGGTAACAGGGTCGAAAGTGTAGACTACATAGCCACCGAACATACGTGCGGCTAATTCAACATAACCTGCATAGAAATCGTATGTTGCCATACCACCTGCGTTGTTATAGTTTAATAGGTAAGTGTTTAGAATAGCACTACTGAATGGGTCAAAACTGCTAGAACCCGGTCCTGTTTCTAGACCGACTGTACGTCTGTACAAACATCTAACATTGATAAATTCTTGAGGTAAGGTATATGTGTCAACGTTTTTGAGTGTAGTCATCAAAACATATGCTTCCGCAGTAGAATTCTGTGCTCTTTGACGATATGTTTTTATTGTATAGTTATATGCCGCTTCATAGTGTTGCGGATCTAATTCTAAGTCAATAATACCGTCACCTAAACGATATCGTATGTTGTCGAATAGGGCCTGTTTTAACTCCGATAGCACCATGCCGTTGGGAGTAGAGAGAATGTTTGTTGGTATTGCTGGAATGTCCATATATGTTTCCTGATATTGTATTTATCAGGAAACATTATATAACTATATACCTTTAATTTGAGTCAAAAAGTGTTTCAAATGTACTGTTAGCAGTTGCTAACAGTTTTTTCATACCTGAATCAGGGATACGCAATGCATAGCTCCTGCCAGTGCCGGACCTTCCTGGTTTGTGTTCTAATTTACCATATTGTCCACCTGCTTTTATTGTTTGCCCTTTGATAATTCCGTGTTGTATTATAAGATACATACGATTCCTTTCGTATGCTTCCTTTAATTTTGCTTGTATCTCTGGGTTAGACAAATCTACAACTTTACCAGTAGCATTAATATCACCTTCAAATTCATCTTTGTTAATAGTGACACGATACTGTTTTTGCAATTTTTGTTTAAATGGTGTTTTATCCCACGGTGTAACTAGAATGTCATCATACGTCATTGTACCAATTGTATGCATTGCTCCAGTTGAAGATTTTCTACTTTTAACTTCAATTCCGACACCGGGAATATCAACTGTACCATTCTGATCTATGGGATATCCTTGTCGTATCATTCCTTGTTCAAGGATTTTACCATTTCTACCATCATTTACTTTATCAGGATCTGCAAAATCTATATTAGATAGATTTACTTTGAGAGATTTAATTTTTGCTTTCATATATCACCTTCTTTACGATTTTCACTATAGTGTGCATCAAATGATCCGCCGGGATAGCGGGATTCTAATTTACGCACGTTTTCATCAATAACGTCATTTGGGTCAAGGTTCAATGCTCTACAAGCATTAATCCAATACCACATAACATCACCGAGTTCTCGCTTCAAGTGAAACACTTCTGCTTCACTTAGTGGTTTACCCTGAAAAAACATCTTCTTGGGCACTTCGATAAATTCACCAGCTTCCGCCGCTAATCCTAGACAAGCTGTTAGCAATAGAGGAACATTGATATCAGGTCCTCCATCGTTACCATCAAGTTCATCGCATCGGTTCATAAATGTAGTCAAGTCATTACTTGCTTTGCTTGTTACAGCTTCTACAAAATCTTTGTATTTGTTTAAATCAATATTGCTCATTGTTGCATAGTCCTATCAGTTAAAATCAAAAATGCAACAGCAAGATGCATTAATGCGGAACCATAGTTTTCATTTACAATAGTCACTATTGCTGATATTATTGAAAATATTACCAATGCCCAGCCAATTGGTTTACGATTGACGCTAAACCATAATAGAAATTTTTGAATCAAATTCATTTTAGAATGCCTTTAAAATAATCATACCTTCATTAAAGCGGCCATTAGGTGTTGTAGCTACTGCTTTAATATCATTAAAATATTTACGTGCAGCCGGTTTGCTACCCATAATTTCTTTCAATTGCTCTGCGGGTTTTCTTAATGTTTTAATCTCTGACTTTGCCGTATCAAAGCCGAGCAGAGTATTACCTTTAACAGTAAATGCTTTACTGTAATCATCGGCAATGTAGTGATGCAGTTTACGTTTTGCGGTATCATATACCCAAGCTTCACTTGCACCATGTAGTTTAGTAGGATGAATACTAATCAAATCAAGTTTGCTAGCAGTATCCTTGAATGTTTTAAGATATTTAAGTTTAGCAACAATTTTCTCAACTGGTACAGCCTTACGTGCCCTAGGAGCTTTAGCGGCTTTCTTAACACTAATGTAACTGTTCAAGTCATTAAGCACTTGCTCAATAAATTTGAGTACATTTTTAATTTGTGTTTTGTTAAGATATACATAACCTTCAATCAGTTGCTTATCTGAACCTTTAAGTAATTCTTCAAACTCGTTTTGTTTTTTCTTCCACACTTCAGTCAATAAACTGATATGTTGTGGCATCACATTCTTTTTAGCAACTTCATCCATTGGTCTCAATGAATGTTTCGTAGGTGCACCGGATGTAATGAATTCATCAAACAACCCTTCAAGTTCACCTCCGGCATCACGTGCTTTTTCTTTTAGAATGTCCTGAATGTTAGGTCTTGTTGATACCTCAACCTCAGCTTTAACTTCTTCAGGCTTGTGAACAATTTTTAATAGACGGTTAATTTCGTTATTAAGTGTTAATTCTTCATGCTCATTCAATTCTAGACCACGTAATTGCATACGTGCTAACCAGCACAATGTCAGTAAGAATTCATTTTCATGGATCTTACGCATAGTTTTTGCGTCGGCTGGTCTGTTGTTTAAATCTAAATATTGGGAAAGTAATTCTTTGGCATCTTTTTTACCATAAAAACGATGATACCAAGTAAAACTACGCATCAATGCGACCCTGCGTTTGTCCTCATCAGGCTGAAGCACAAACAATGGTTCATCCCCATAATGCTGTACATCTGCATCTCTTGGGTTCAATGCTTTAACTTGACTGTGGTCTTCTGAATTGCGTTTACGTGTTGCCATTAGGCACTCCTTTACTATGATTTTATTATTATAACACAGCCCATATTTATTGTCAACCTTAGGATTCAAGCGTAGGGCATTGCGATAAATACTATTATGCCAAAGTTATCCTTATACCGCCCAAATAAACAGAATGATTATCGTTTCTTTGATAGAACAATATCCGAAGAATTACGTGTTGGCGGCACGGATTTATACATTCATAAATATTTAGGTCCTACAGATCAAGGCCCTAGTATTGATTATACTCAACCTCAATATGAAACAATGAGTCCTGTTAATATTCAGGATTTATTATTCCTAGAGAATAGAGATAGAACATATGATCCAAACATTTATCGTTTACGTGGTCACTATAATGTACAAAATTTAGACTTTGATTTAAGTCAGTTTGGTTTATTCTTAAACAATGATATTGTATTCATCACCGTTCATTATAACGATATGATTGATATTGTTGGTCGTAAATTAATGGTAGGTGATGTATTAGAATTACCTCACTTACTAGATTATAATCCATTAAAAGAAACTATACCGGTTGCATTAAAACGATTTATGCAAATCACTGATGCTAATTATGCGTCAGAAGGGTTTAGTCAAACTTGGTTCCCGCATTTGTGGCGCATTAAATGTGAACCATTAGTTGATAGTGAAGAATTTAGTCAGATATTACAAGAGCCTATTAACCAAGATAATTATCTTGGAGTATGGGATATAACTAAACCATATCCAGAAGGATATATTATTAGTTATGGTGATAAGAATTATATTTCTATTGCCGATGTTCCTGCAGGTACTAATCCACCTAATACAACATATTGGAGATTAACTGAAGAACAAAATCTTAAAGATATTCTTGGTACCTATAATAGGAATATTGCGATTAATAATGCTAACCTTGAAGAGGCAAAACGTTTACTACCTAAATCAGGTTACGATAACAGCAATTTATACATTGTACCAACATACGGTGAATACAGTTCTGATGGTGTATTGTCAGGTAAGTACGATCAGCCGGCACCCCCTGTTAATATAGTAACAAGTGCGGCAAGCACCGGTGCACCTAATCCAGTAGTAGAAATTTTTACTAGTACCGAATATGTGAACGATAGTCCTTATCTACGCATACCGGCTGCAACAATTGCATTCATTAAAGATAACATTTTAGATGTAGCGTTCCCTGGAATTCCATCTGCACCTGTACCAACTAATGTAATTACTACAACTAGCACAACTAATCAAACTATGTTATTGTCTGCAATGAGTTTTGCGGCGCCAATGACAGATGGCGGCTCTGGTTCAGTACAAGCAGAAATGGTATTGACTATTGATAGTATGATGACTATTACAGGACCATATGGTACTGCTGACAATACATACTCAACTGCTGACCAAAATCCAGAAGCACCCGGATTTACTGATGAGATAACACCGGTAATGGATTTTAGAGCAGACTGTGATCCTAGATTCCAATTCATTGCACGTAGTAGTCCACGTAGCTTTGGTTATACAACAAGTTACTTGTCAGGTGATGGACAAGCACCAAATGGATTCCCAACAGGTGCAGGCATTAGCTTCCCGCAGAATCCACAAGTTGGAGATTACTTCTTACGTATTGACTATCTACCCCAACTGTTATATCGTTGGGATGGTCAGTTATGGGTTAGAATTAGTGAGAATGTACGTACGGATACTGGATTGATTGATGATGATAAGACACAAACAGCAAGCTTCATAAATAACAGCAACGTTACAGTAACAACGTCGGGAGCAGTAATTCCGCAGAAACAAGCATTGTCTACTATGTTGACGATTGCTCCAGATCCTTTACCACCAGTAGCATAATATGGCACAATTTTTTTACGATAATCAGATACGCAGATTTTTAATTCAGTTTGCAAAAATCTTTAGTTACTGGGAAGTTACTAAAGGTAAAGACCCTGCAGGAAATGAGATTCTTGTGCGTGTACCTATCATGTACGGAGATAGTAGTAGACAAGCAAGTGCTATCATTGCTAATAACAGTGGAAGTAATTTACCAAGTGCACCGTTGATTACCTATTATATTAGTGGATTAGAGTACGACCAAAAACGTACACAGGATCCTACGTATGTAGATAGAATTAATGTTAGACAAAGAACTTTCAATACTGAAACAGGGCAATATGAAAGTGTTCAAGGACAAGCATTTACAGTTGAAAGACTAATGCCTGTACCATACACATTACGAATTACAGTAGACTTTTGGACTACAAACTATCAACAAAAATTAGAATTGATTGAACAACTAGGCACATTGTTTAACCCATCAATGGAGATTCAATCTACTGATAACTTTATTGATTGGACTAGCTTAAGTGTTGTATATCAAGATGGTTTAACATTCAGTAGTCGTAGTATACCACAAGGTACAGGCAATCCTATTGATGTAATGAGTTGGAAGTTCTACATGCCGATCTGGTTAAGTAATGCGGCCAAACTTAAAAAGATGGGTGTTATTGAAAAAGTTATTGCAAGTATTTTCAAGGGCACTGCATTACAAGATATTCAAAATGATGATTTACTATTAGGCACTCGTCAAAAGATTACACCATATGGATATAAAGTATTACTAATGGGTAATAGACTTCAGTTGTTGCCTGCAGATAATAATAACTTTGTGAGCAATGTTGATTTGAATTACCCTGAGCCACCTGATACAAGTTTATATTGGACAAGCTTATTGAATGTGTATGGTACAATAAGACCAGGCATATCACAAATATGGTTACAGAATCCCTACATGAATACTGATATTGTGGGTACTATTGTACCAGATCCAACTGATGATAGATTGTTGATTTACGATATTGATACAGACACATTACCACAGAATACATTAAGTCCTGTTAATAGTGTAGTGAATCCATTAGTATCAGGACCCAATGCAGGATTACCCGGACCTGTTAACGGGGTCCGTTATTTACTAGTTGAATCTGTAGGTAGTGCCGGCAGCCCAACTGTTGCATGGGGTGAACTAATTGCAAATGCAAACGACATTGTAGAATATGATGCTACCTCTGCGTCATGGTATGTCAGTTTTGACAGTCAAGTGTCTACTACAGTTGAGTATGTAACCAATTTAACTACATCAATTCAATATCGTTACACCCCCGACGGTGTTTGGATGAAGTCGTATGAAGGTTGGTACGCTCAAGGGGATTATTCTATCGTCATCTAATACTGTGATAAATCATAGTATGAGCAACACTAGCGCAGGCGTTTTCTTTTACTCTAAAAGAACACAACGCTATCTTTATCTATTAAGAACGGACAACAAAAACCCAGGCAACTGGGGAATTCCGGGCGGTAAGGTAGAAAACGATGAGACACTTATGGAGGGTGTTGAACGTGAGTGTATGGAAGAAATTGGTTACTTCCCAAAGAAAGCTAAACTAGTTCCTATACAGAAATTTGTAAATCATACATTCACATATCATACATTTTTTTGTGAAGTTGATAAAGAGTTCACTCCTGTATTGAATGAAGAACATTGTGGGTATGCATGGGTAGGTGATAATCAATATCCCAAACCATTACATCCTGGATTGTTTAATACTGTGAACTTTGATGTTGTGCAAGAAAAATTAAACACACTTACAAAAAAAGCGACCTAAGTCGCTTTTTTTATTTTAATA